GCCGTGCCACCACAGCCGCCGATCACTCCGCCAACGAGGCACAGGAAGGGACTGCCTCCGCTTGGGGCCGTGGCGCTGTTCAGCAGCGAGGTCGCGCCGAATTGCAGGCCGATGACGGTGGGGACTGTACCCGTGCCACCAAGGTGGTTAGCTAGTTGGATCACTCCCACCGCGCCAGTAGTCGCGTTCGATATGCCGATGGTTCCGGTGGTGGTGATCGGCCCTCCAGTGATCGGCGCGGTGGTGGCAATGTTGGTCACCGATCCCGAGCTGCCCGAGGTCTTGCGGACGATGTAGTTCGTGTTGTCGGAGGTAAAAGTCGCGTACTGGCCCGAGGTGAGGTTGAAGGTCGTGAGACCCGCTGTCGCCGTTACGCCGTCGAGGGTAGTGAAGGTCGAGGTCGAAGTGTTCTGGACAGTGACCGTGGTGCTGGTCGTGACCAAGATGGCGAAGGTGAAGTTGCTGCCGCAGGCCCCTGACGCCGCAGCGTCCGGGACGGTCACGGTGACAATGCTGCCCGTCGCGTAGGTCACGGTCTTGAGGCGGTCGCGCGTAGCCGTGCCCGAGTCGCACAGGATCGCGTCCGTGGTTCCGCTGGTCACCTGCCGGTTGGGAACGCCCTCAGAGGCGTACACGGGAGCCGCCGCCGCGCCCTGAGAGAGAGCCACCTGCCCGGTCAGGCCAGGGCCGAACGCACCCAGCGTGTTGACCGCGCTGTAAAGCGTAGTCTGGTACTGAGCGCCGGTCCCTCCTCCGCCACCGCTGGGGGCCTGCCAGCTTGCGGTTGCCGTGCCCGTAGCGGTCAGAACCTGAGTGCTGGTGGGAGTGTTGGTGATGGTGAATCCCGGAGCGGCACCGATGGCCCCGACAAAGTTGAGAGCCGTGAGCTGGCCATCGCCTCGCAGCACGGCCACATTGCCGCTGGGGCAGCTTCCATCCGCAAGGGCGCCGGCGCAGGCGGTGAAGAAGTTGAAGCCCGTTCCCGCCGCCGTGGCATTGTGCATTCGGAACATGATACCCGTGGCGTTAGTGTTGCTGTTGTAGAGGGTCAGGGACGAGTGCGTGGCACTGCCGTTCGTGATCCACAGTTTGCTCTGCGGAGAAGTGGATAGGGAGGCGCAGGTGAGAGCGCTTCCCATCAGGACGATTCCTACTTGGGCGCGGTTGCACACTGCCAGCTGGTTAAACTCCGTACCGAACTGGGAGACGGCTACGGAGAAGGGAGTGTGGAAGCTGGTGGAGGGCGTCGTGACGTGAAAGTTCGTTGAGGTGTCGCCGGAACTGGAATTGTCGGTGATCGTCCATGCCGTACCATTGGCAACATCCCCCGCGGTGAATACGCTCGTATAGGCCACGCCGCCGCTGAAGAGAGGGAGGTTCAGGTTCGCGCCGGGGGCCGTGAGCGACGCCCATGACAGCGGGCTGCTGGAGCACAGCCAAGCCGAGCCGTTCCACTGCAATACTTGGTTAAGCGTGCAACTGGTTAGCAGGCTAAGCGTAAGAGTTCCGCTAACGCCGCCACCGATCAGGCCGCTCCCGGCGTTGGTGATGACCCCAGTGATCGTGCCACTGCCGCCGGTAGGGTTGAAGCATCCCCAACTAGAAGTGGCGCTCGTCCAGCTTAGGATTTGGCCGTTCGTGCAGGTCGTCAACATGCCCAAGGTAACGGCGTTGCCTATGGTAGTCACCTGTAGCCCACCGCCCGCCGTAGCTCCGTTGATCGTGCCGGTTCCGCCCCCACTGAGAGGAGGGAGCGTAGCTGCCGCTGCCTGCAAGGCCCCGGTGATGTCCTGCGTAGCCCCTGTGATGGTGATGAGCGTGTTGAAGCAGATCGGGGGAGGGCCATTCGAGAGATTGTTGGGGGCGCAGATCGAGAAGTTCCACTGCGACGGACTCGGCGAGATCAGAAGGTTGTCAGCCAGCGACACCGAGAGGCGGGCGAAGGAGTCGCACTGGATGGGCACGGAGGTCTGGAACACCGATCCGCCAAGGAGATAGGGGCCAGCGCCAGGAGTGGTGTTCTGGCCTATGAAGGACGCGGAACCCGAGCAGTTAGTGTAGAGCGTACCGAGAGGGTCGAGGACTTGGGCGGTGACCGTCGTGTGTTGCGCCCACGCGGGAACGGCCAGAGAGGCCAGCAGGAGGACGGGCAAGAGGATTCGGAGCGCGCGCTTCATTCGGTCCCTCTATAAAGTAAAATGGCTGGGAGCCATTCGCAAGACCCCCAGCCCCCTCAAGCACCCACAGCAAGTCGTCGTCCCTACGTCCCTACTGAATGCCGATCACCTCTACGTCATAGGTAGCCGTGTTGTTCGTGGTAGCGATGTTGGTGATGTTGATGTTGGCGACGCCCCAATCCAGCCAGAAGAAGAAGGAGGAGTCGTAGAACAGACCGTTGGACCCAGCGGCGGCGTCCCCGGCGTAGATGTTGGTCACGTTGGTGCCGTCCGTGGCGGTGATCGGCCCCACCTTGGTATTGACATTCAACTTGAGCAGGTTCGACTTGATACGGACGTAGCCGCAGCGCGGGCGCACGGGGGCGAAGTTGGCCCCGGCAGGAGGCAATAGCACAGGCACGTTGTTGTTCAGGTTGATGTTCGAGAAGTAGACGACCGGAATGCCGTCCGCCGATAGCCACTGTGCGATTGAGTTCTGGAATGCCATAGGTCGTCTCCTTTTACCTCATGCCCGCTACTTCGACATCGAAAGTCGCCGAGTTATTCGTGGTGACGCAGTTGAAGCTGATGTTCGTCACCGGCCAGTCGTAGTTGAAGAAAAACGACGAGTCGATGTATTCGTTGTTCTGGCGGGAGTAGGGATCGCCGAGATACAGGTTGGCGATGTTGGTTCCATCGGTCGCCTGGATCGGGCTGATCTTCACGTTGGCGTTCAGGTTCAGCGTGCTCTGTTTGATCCTGACATACCCAGCGTGGGGGCTCCCCGGCCAGAATTTAGCTCCGCCCGCTGGGATCACAATGTTGGTATTCCCGGCCACGCCCAGAATCTTCAGACCTATGTCCGGGTCACCATCCAACAGCCATTGCGAAATCGAGTTCTGGATCGCCATCCGATTCCCTTTAGATCGTCGCCAGAACCTTGATTCCCATTCTCGGCGACAGGTCTTCCACCTGCCACGTCAGGAACATCTGGCTGGTGATTACGTCCTGGTTCGTAGGACGCAGCCACGGCGTCAGCCGGAAGTACGATCCCGGATGGAACACGGGATGCAAGTACTTCGTGTTGATAATGTAGTAAATCTGCGCGGCGATGAACGGGTCGTCGAGCACCACGGCATTGTTGAACAGGAAGTGGTAGCGGAACCCGGCCTGCACGGCTTCACGGTCCTGCATGTTCTCGCCGTAGCGCGCGAAGTACGAGGTTCCGGCACCCATGAACTGTGCCTTGAAGGCCACATAGCCAAGACGGGCGGAGAGAATCAGGTCCGGCTCGTCGTAGCCTAGCTTCACCGTGGCGTAGGCAGCGTCCATGATCGGGCCAGTGATGGCCGTGCCGGTCGTGGACTGCGGCGTCGGCGGCTGCCAGAAGGAGTTCGCGGCCACCGAGCGGTCGATACCGGCGATGACGTTGGTGGCGATGGTGCCAGTGGTCGGAGCCGCCGGAGTGCCCGAGCCGATCCAGGACTCGATGTCGTCGATGTCGTTGGCAGTGTTCTGCGGCGTGGTGTGCCATAGGGCTCGGGACAGTTTCTGGAGGAAGGACGAGGATGCGGCTTCGACCTTCATCTGGATGATGTCCAAGCCGGACCCGGCGTTGCGGATCACGTCCGTGACTGGGATCGAGATGGCCTCGTAGTAGTCGCGCCACACCTGGTTCGCGGGCTGGATGGAGTCCGTGACCGTGGTGTTCAGGAGCTGCGCGCCGACGTAGGCACCGCCGGTCAGTTCCTCGACGAAGAGAAGTGGGTAGATCAGTTCGCCGCCCTTGAAGGTCTTGCCCTTGCGGCACAAGGCCCAGAAGGTCGAGGAGGGCAGCATCACGTTGTCGGCGAGCACCGGCTCGATGGCCTTCTGCGTGATGGCCTGCATCGTGAGCGCGAGTACCGCAGGAGGTGCGTTGATCCCAGTTCCGAATACGCCGCCAGCCATAAGTGTTCTCCTTTACCTTCCGTCGGGGATTATGCCTGCCCCGTCAGGTTGTAAATCTGTGCCAGAAACTCCGGGTCTTCCTTCAGCCGCTGGAACGACTCGCGGATGTTCTTCGGCGCGTTCGGATCGGCCTGCGGAACGGCACCGGTAGGGAGGCCCGAGGGCCGCGCTAGCGAGTTCGACATCAACTCCTGTCGCGCCCGCGCATAGGCCGCGTCCTCAATTTTCTTCTTCTCGGCATCACGCTCCCGAGGCATCTGCCACGCTTCGTGAACCTTCCGCACGTCGGGCACGCCACCGGCGTCGAGGTATTTCTTGTCGGCAGCGGTCTTCACGGCCACGTCGTAGCCGACCTCCTTGCGAAAGTCCTCCGGGAGCATGGCGTACCGCTGCTCAGAGATCACGTCGGTGATGTACTTGACGCCCAGACCAAGAGCCTTCTGCACCTGCGAATAGTTGTTGGAGAGTTCAGTGATCTTGGCCATCACGTCCCGGTCGAGGTACTCGGCGATGGGCTGGAAGAACGGGTCTTTGCGCCAATCGGTGCCCTCGGCGGCGGCCTTGGCGGGCGGCTTCCCGGCGGCCTCTTGGAGCTTCGTCCACAGATTCACCACTTCCTCCTGCGCCTTGGCCACGGCCTGTTGCTCGGCTTCTAGCTTGGTGCGCTCATCGGCCAGTTGCTTGGCCACGTCCTGCCCAGTGGCGTCCTGGAAGGCCCGCAGTTCGCCGAGCGTGGTCTCGAATCCCGAGGCCGAGGTGAACTTGGTGTCGTCGGGAAATCCCTTCTTGTCCTTCAGTGCTTCTGCGAGGGTCGCCATGAGTCATTCTCCTTTAGGGCATCATGCCCGTAGGTTGCCCTCCCGGCGGCCCGAACGGGGTCGCACCGGAAGTGGGTTGCTGCTGCGCCGACTGAAGGCCGAGCATGGGGCGAGTCTGTTGCAGGCCCTCCTGCGCCTTCTCGAATGCCTTGATCGCCGCGTTCAGGCCCGTGACGGCCTGCGAGATTCCCTTGGCGGCGTCGGCCACGCGGTTCACGGCGATGGGGAACAGGGCGGAGATCGCCTGCTTGTACTTCTGAAGGTCGGCCACGATCTTGCCGGGATCGACGTTCTGGAGCGCGGAGTGCTCTTGAGAGACAGCGGCACCAATGGCCTCAGGGTTCATGCCACCACCGCCGGGGGAGGGCGGCCCGCCACCGCCAGGAGGTCCACCGGGCGCACCTCCGCCCCCGCCGATCTTCGACATCAGCATCGGGAGGAGGAGAGACGCGATGGGTGAGGCTCCGGCTGACATAGGTTACGATCCTGTGGCTGAACCTTTCCGGCCCTTGCCGCCCGCAATAGCCGTCTTGGTCCCCGGTTTGGTTGGTTCGTCGAGGTAGCCGGTTGGGTCGGAGGGCTTGATGAGCGGCGAGTTGGTAATCGGCGGGCCAGGATCGGACTTGCCGGGGTTCGCGTTCAAGGGCGAGACCAGCGAGGTGTTGCTGAATGTGTTGCCCATCTTCTCAGGCATGAATCCTCCTACTTCTTCCTGCGTTGTGTCTTGTGATAGTCGAGCGCTCCGCCCGTGAAATCCGTCTCTGTGGCGGGGGGTTGCATAGCGTTGTCCGAACCTAGCACGTCACCGGGCTGCGCCCACTCATCTTCGTTGTGAACGGTCGGCAGGCCAGCGGTCTGCGGGCCAACGAGGATTGAGTTGCGCCATTTCGTGTGGGTAACGTCGCGCGTCGGGTGGCCGATGTTCTGCGGCGTAGTGCCAGAACCGTAGGTCGAGTGCGACATCAGTGTTTGCTCCCTCGCTTGTGCGACTTCATGGTTGAGCGGCGCTCGGACTTGCGCTTCGACGTGCGCTTCAACGACTTGAATCCGGGCTGCGAGGACTCGACGCCTTTCATGCTCGGGTCTTTCATAGGACTCCTTGGGCGAACGTGGTGCGTGGGAGAGGTGACCAGCCAGAGCCGGTCACCCGGCCACGGCTAATACTTCTTCGATGTGCGACGGGATTTCTTCCGTCCGCGAGCCATCGCTATTTCTTGCGACCACGGCCTTTCTTGTGTTTCTTGGCCATTGTGCATTCTCCCTTCCGCGTCACGGATGTGGCGCTCAAATCGCCCCGCGTACAGGCAAGAGCTTTACCGAGGTGACGCAGCCGGAACGCCCGGTCGTTGCGGTCCATGCTGAGCGAGGAGGGAGGAAGCGGATTGGTACAGCAACTCCTCGTAGGCGTTAGACCCGTCGCCGACATCGGCTATCTTGGACTTATGCAGGTCGAACATCATCGCCACCCGATTGTCGATGGCGAGTTGGATGCCGAGCCGCCAATCCTCATAGTCGGTGCCGGAACGCAAGACCTCGACCGAGTGCCCTTGAATGCGCATCTCAGGGCCACAGTAACAGGGATAGGGAAATGTCAAGGGAGATAGACGCGGGAGTCGCGCAGGTCGCGGAGGGTCAGTCAGGCCAACCAGGCAGCAATCCTAGGGATTTAGAAACGATGTAGGCGATGCGGACGGTCAGAGTGTAGCGGTAGGGAGTGATTCCAAGTTTGCGGCTGAGCTTGCCGACGGCGTTGCGGAAGGTAGCGCGGGTAACACTTAGTCGGCGGGCGATCTGGGCGTGATCGCCACCTTTAAGGATCGCTTCAATGTATTCCTTCTCCCGAGGATTAAGCCGTATCATTAGCGCCCGCCGGATCACCTCATCAGAGTAAGGTTCATCCGGTCTGTACCTGCCAGTCTACACCGTCCGACCAGATTCCGGCCCCATGTGACTGAGTGCGAGTGAAGGTCGTGGATTCGTTGATCTTGGAGGGAGTATCAGGCGTGAATGTAACAGTGCCTGAACCCTTGTTCTGCACCCAGAATTGGAATCCCGACCCAAATGCGCCACGGGCACGCGGGATAGCCACCGCCACAGGGGAGGAGTTATCGAATGTAACCAGCTTGTCCCGGTCGCTGTGGCGGATGGTGTAACTGGTGCCGGTCTGGGCGTTTACCCCCATCGAGGGTTCAGGCTCGCCCTCAATACGGAAAGACTTGAGGAAGGAACCACGCAGGCGGGAGGAGAGTGAGGGAAGCGCGACGGCGGCGGCACCCGCGTAATCGGTTGCATAGCCGGTCGCTGAAACCGTTAGAGCCTTGAGAGTGGGCGCGGCGGCACCAGTGAAAGATAGGTTCCCCGAGCCGGACGCCGATAGGGCCTTGAGCGTAACCGCAGCGGTGCCGAAGATAGTGAATGTGCCTGCGCCGGAAGCAGAGAGGGGCTTGAGAGTAGACGCGCCGGTGCCAGTGAAGGCCAGTGCCCCAGCACCGGAAGCTGATAGAGCTTTCAGCGTGGTCGCGCCTGATCCGGTGAAGGATAGGCTCCCGCTGCCCAAAGCGGCAAGGGCAGCCAGAGTGGGGTTGCCGGTGCCGAAGAAATCAGCCATATCGGCCTCCGGTTACAGCAACGGGTGCGTGATCGTGAAGGACGTGACCGACACGGTGCCGCCCGACGTGATGGCGACATCGTTCAGGTTCAGGTCCGCGCCCGAGGTGCCAACCGAGCCGTCCAGCAGGACATTGGCGCTAACGTCCGACAGGCGGAACCAGGTGGCGGTATCGGTGCCGGTTGCGGTCCCATCCGTGATCGCGTTTGCCGTAAGCACACCGCCATCCGCTGCCGGGAAGGCATCGGCGTTCATGGTCAGAACGGCCAGCGGAGTCGTGGCCGTGCCACCACCGGCAGCCGGTTGCGGAGCGTTGTAGAGAGTTAGTGTGCCCAGATCAGCGACCGTGCCGATGGCGGCGTCGAGCATTGTGTTGGCCACCGATAGGCGTTCATAATCAAGCCCTGCACGAAGCCCGACTGGTTCCAAAGTGTGCGATCTATCTTCGGCGGTATCCCCTGCGAGAACGGCTCCAAAGAACTCAGGAATGTCTTAAACGGCAGGTACGGGGCCGGGAGCACGGTGTCTCTGATCTCTTGATGTTCCATATGGCAGGCTCCTTATCTTAGCGAATCATGCGCTAACGACTGTAGTGTATTCCTTAATGCGCTAAAGTCAAGAGTTTTTTTGACATTGCATCGAAGGATGCGCTAGACTTCAAGCGTAATGGCTAAACAATTGAAAATTTGTGTTAGAGTGGGCATCAGTAGCAGTGCATCCACATATAAATCCTGCTGACATATAATTTCCTCGGTCAAGGCGTATACCATCGCCCCGCTAATGTCTAGATTACGATGCGCCTAGCAGGCAGATCAGTTGGGCAGGCGCAGCCACCAGCGGCCCATCGGGTCTTGGTAGGTGGCAACGGCGAAGACAATGATTTCGCCGTCGCGGCACATCTCCTGGATGCGGCGCACGGAGCGCCGGTAGAGCACGGAGAATTCGCGGGCCGAGACCCAGCGGGCGGAAGGGTCGATGAGCCACGGCGGGGTGGAGGGCTGGGGGGTAATAGCGGTGCTCACTTCTGACCTCTCTTGCGTTCTTGATGTAATCTCTTATGGCAAGAGGAGCATAGCCACACAACACGCAACGGCCTAGTGTAATCTTCGTGATGGGCTGTAATCAAGCCGACAGCAAAGCAAGAGGAGCAGGCCTCTGGTTTGACTAATCTACCAGATCGAACTTCACCATTAAGCTTGTTCCGACACGCTATTTTAGACTTGTACTCTGGATCACTCCTCTTCAATTTCTCCGTTGCCCGTCTCGTGATAACCCTCATGCGCTCTGGATGAGATTCGCGCCAAGCCCTTTCCAGCTCTTTGACTCTCTCTATATGCGTGGATTTCCACCTCTGAACGTAAGGTCGCATCCTGTCCGAATAAATACGCCACTCTTCAGGAGTACAATCTCGTTTCAGTTTATGATGCGAACTCATTACCGTACCGTCCGTCCCTTTTTAATTGTGGAGAGAACGCGCATAGCTGCCTCTTGGTCAGCCTTTTCTGCAATTTCCTGTGCTCCAGGCCAACCCAACGATGTCAATAAGGTGGCTGTGTCAATCTTCCCGGCCTGGTTCAGCGCCAACGCCGTCTTGCGGAGGTTCTTGGCCGACATGACTTCCAGAGAGCCGGGATCGACCATCACGTTCCACGAGGAATAGTCGGCAATGGGCTCCCACTCGGACATCGAGAACTGGCCCTCGTCCATCGAGGGAAAGCGGAGGCCCCGGCGCTCGCCGAAGAACTTGGCCAGCATGTAGAACACTAACTCCGCCGCCTTCTGCGTGGAGCGGGCGGAGAGGCGGGCGCGGAGTTTCGTGAGCTTCGAGGATTCCTCGATGGCCGACTCGTAGAGTTCGACGGAGAGATTACCCGCTCCGGGTTGACCGCCGCGCGACCCGGCATAGCCCTGGATCACGGCTTGCTTGTCGAGCGCGAACTTGATGTATTCGAGGTAGGCGGCGGGGAAGGCGTTGGGCGTGACGAACTTGGGTTCGCCGTGGTTCATGTTGACGACTTGGATTTCGCCGGGGAGGCCGCCGAATTTGTCAGCATCCAGACCGCTTCCATCGGGCAGGAGCCAGATGCCGTTGTTGCAGCGGTACGCATTCTCAAAAGCCTGAGTGAGGGATCGCTCCGCAAACTCCTGAAGGGTGCGGGTGTAACGGATCGGAGGAGGTGCCCAAAAGCCTTCAAGTTTCGGTAGTCCCCAATAAGGTATAAAAGGGAACTTACGGTGGGGTGTGGGATTGTCACCGTCGTAAAGTATGTAGCCGTCGCCGTCGATGGTGAGTCGGCCATTGGGGAACCTCAGTTTGAATTTGGACGCCGAGAGGAATTTCGCGGCGTCGGCGGACTTCGACCCCGCCGCCTCCTTCACCTTCTCGGGCGTGGGGTCCAGGGTGTAGCAGAAGCGGACGTTGACCAAGCCGGAGGAGGGCTGGCCGCGCGTGGCCGGGGCACCGCCCTGAGAGGTCATGGGGCCAAAGGGCATCGCCATTGCCGGGGTGGAGCCGCCGACCGGGTTGCGGGCGGAGGGCTTGGAGGGAACGCGCCAGCCCGTGTCAGGCCAGCGGCGGCGCACCGAGTCCAAGGTCATTGGGCGGGAGTAGACCGTGTATTCCCAGTTGTCGTCGAGGGACGTAGGGTCGGGGTCGAAGTCGTCGGGATCGATGGCATCGAGCCAGACGGAGCCGCGACCGTTGTAGGCGAAGGGGTCGATCCCGGCGCCCAGGATGCCGGTGCCGCCGAAGTTGGCCCACAGTTGCGCCATCATAACGGAGAGCGAGTACCATTCCTGCTTCCAGATGCCCCGGTAGATGCGTTCGCGGGGGGTGTCGCGTTTGCCATCCTCGCCGGTCAGGTAGATGACAGGCACGTTGTCGCTGAGTTCGGCGGTCTCGGACAACATCTGCATCTGGAGTTCGGGGATGTCCACGCGAGGCCGGAAGACCAGAGGGCCAGTGCCCTGCGCGGCGTCGAGTGAGAAGAAGTCCTTGACGTTGCGGAACCAGTCGGCACCGAGGAGGTCGCGCTTGGCATCCTTGGCGATACGCTGGAGCAGGTCGATCTGCTGGACGATGGTGGGGCGTTCGTCGGAGCCGACGGATTTGGCCGAGGGATTCGACCACGAGCCGGTGTAGGTGGTGGTGCTCATGACGCAACCTCAGCATAGTCCCAATAAGCACCTGCAAATCTATGCCCACGACGAATCGCTCTGGTTAAGCGGCAACCAGAGTTGGGATTGTTGAAGAATCTCGCACCTGCACTAGCTTTAGAGGGAAATACCTCCATACTGTCCAAGCATATAACAGGTACATCAGGGAACGGACGAACAGCCTTCAGGTGGTTGAGAACTTCTGGTGTGTCTCGCCGAGAATTATTCGCCTGCACCTTTGCGGTTGTCCACCGACAGTTGGACGGCTCATAGTCTCCGTTGTTGTCGATACGATCTATCTGAAGATCGTCCCGATAACCGTTGGACAAGGCCCAAATTTCAAATGCTTTGAAGTCGGTTCTCCACTCTTCACACACGCGGATACCACGCTGAACGTAGTTGCGAAAGGACTTCTTCCGACTCGGCTTAGCATAACATCTAGACTTCATTCCAGACCAGATGCCATACAGTCGGCTTCTAACCCAAGTCACATTGCACGCTCCGGTTTGGGAACTTCCTTCCCACCAAGCCAGGATTCTAGGTATTCAGCAGGAGACACTCCTCCATCACCAGAAGCGCCCTTGAGCATGTCCTCGATGTTGGCCTCGGCGGCGATCAGGTCTTTGAGAGAGACGGCAGTGGGGCACAGGGAGCCTGCGTTCTCAGCCAACGCCGTCTGGAGCCACATCCAGGCCCCCACTTTCTCTTTCTTGCGCCGGTCGGCGAATTCCGTAAAGATTGCGGTCAGAACTTCGCTGGGGGCGCTCATGGGCCGCTTGGCTCCTCTGGCGGGGGCATCGACGATACCGCTGCCGCTCCCTGATCCCTCCACTCCCGCATCCGGTCGGCCTGTACCCGTTGCTGGATGCGCTGGATGATGTCCTCCTCGGTCAGGACGCGGTGCTTCGACGGATCGAGCGGGGAGGGCTGGGCGGTTGGTGAGGTCGCGGGTTTCGTCCATCCTGATCCTCGGACTTCGGCGACGACGAGCGACGGGGAACCGGCGCGGAGCACGAGATGCTGCGCGGGCGTATCCCAATCTACGAGCAGCTTACCACCGGAATCCAGTTTGTCAAACTGCTGCGCCGCGATGTGCAGCTCGCCTCCCGCTTGGTCAATGAGGGCCAGCAGGAGGAGCGTGAGGTAGGATTCGCGGGAGAGCGTGCCTTGGGTGCGGGGGAAGGAGTCCATAATCATCGCCATCCTCGTTTCTGCTCCTGCTCGCGGTCGTAGCGGTCGCGGTCGTGGAGGAGCTGTTTGTAGACCGCCGCCGTGACGTTGCCGATGTGCTCGAACGACGGCTGCGGGTTGAGGCGGGCCAGAGCGCGGGAGTCATGGTCAGCGTCGGAGGTGACAGAGGAGGATGCGCCGTCGAGCTTCCGGGGATGCCACTCCGAGCGGGCGATATTGGCCAGCATGAAGGCCATCAGCACGTCATCGTGGCCGAAGGCGATCTCCCAACGCTCCCAAGCGTCCTTGCGCGTGGCTACGTCCATCTGGCGGACCACTTCCTCGTCGCGCACGACGCACATGCGGTGGAGGATGGACTCACGGAAGGTGATGAGGAGACGTTCACGGGATCGGTAGGTGGTTTCCCAGCCGTAGGTGCCGCCGCGCTTGCCAGAGGAGTAGCCGGGGGCTATTTTGTCGTCGCGCGTGCCGCGCCACTTGTAGAGGTTGGGATAGTGGTAATAGTCACGGAGACGGGACTGACACCACAGGCCGAGGTTGCCGGTGAGTTCGATGCACAGCATTCCCCGGTTGTAGTAGAGGCCGATGTAGTGACAGAGACGGGCGAGGTACTCAGGATCAACCCTTTGGGCGTAACGTAGCACCTGATTCCCCGTGTCGCCATCAAGTCCCACAATAGCCGCAAAATCTCCCTCATCCTTGCCCCTCGCCGCATCCACGCCGAAGTAATAGCGGTGGTCCTTGATTGGCGGCTCCCACTGTAGCACGGGAGACACGTCGTTGGGCTTGCAGTAGACGTGGCGGGAGTCGCCGCTTGTTTCACCCGCGATCTCGACGCGCTTGGGCGGGAGCAGGGAGTTGCGGGCGATGCCCATTTCCTCGCGGGTGAAGGCCGGTTCGCCGGTCGAGATGAAGGCCACGTCGGGCGTCACCGGGAATTCTTGGTCGAAGATTTCTACGTAGCCGCGACAGGCCGGAGAGTCGATGGTCATGCGTCGCCACGCGATCTGCTGCGGGGTGGCCTTGACCAAGTGACCGTCGATGTTGATGCCCTCGACCATGAGCAGGCGCTCGTCGTCGTCTTTGGGCGCGTCGGGAACGGGATGGTCGTAGTCCACGCAAGTGGGGTCGATGAGCCAGGAGAGGAAGATGGCCGTGAATTCGGTGTCGCCGCGCACGCAGGCATTCCAGAATTCGAAGAACACGGCACCGATGCCGGTACGACCGTTGGCCGTGGTCTCGACGCCGATGATGGTGTCCTCGGCGCGCGGGACCGTCGGGAGCAGGGCAGCGAACGTGCCCGAGCCAGGATAGAAGGCGGCTTCGGAGCAATGGAGGTCGGTCAGGGACATGCCGCGCCCGCCTTCGACGTTTCCAGCGGTGGCGATGGTCAGGAAGGAGTCTCCGTCGGTGTGGGGGAAGGTGATCTTGTGCTGGGTCTGACCCTGAAGGTTAAGGATCGACTTGAGAGGCTTCTGGCCGTCGAGGAAGTCGTTGAGCAGGGTCTTGGGATTCTTGAATAATTCCTTCGAGGACTTGAAGTCGTGCGTCACAATCATCGCGTTCGTGCCCGAGCGACCGATGCCGTGACAGGCCAGGAGGTTGTCGAAGTAGGTGGAGATACCTTGGCGGCGGGCCTTGAGGACGGCGCAGCGCATCGGGCGGTTCTTGTCCTGCTGGGCCTTAAGGGCCGCGTGGACCTTACGCTGGGAGGGATTAAGGACGAAGGGGATGAGGCGCTGGGTCAGCTTGTCGCGGATAGGCAGCCGGGATAGAAAGTCCGCCGCTCGGTCGAGGTTGAACATTTACGTCGTCCGCGCTCCCACGTCCCCCGGCAGCTTCTTCGGGCGGTGGCTGGGCATGTTCTTGGCCAGCAGGCAATTCTGCGAGCAGTAGTAGCGGTTGATGGGCGCGAAGTGCTCGTCGCGCTCGGTCAGGATTTGGAAGCCGCCGGACTTGGAGATGTCGATGGGGCGGCCACAGGTGTTGCAGGGGGCGGTGTGCGTGCCAGCGGCAAGGGATTCCTGCTTCTGGCGACGGGCCAAGGCCACGGCGGTCGAGCACGAGGAGAGGGCGTTCAGGAGGAGGCCGCAGTCGGCGTAGGACAGTTGGTCAGGAGGCAGAGACTGAAGCGCGTCGATCAATATA